ACTTGAACGAGGGTGATACCAGCAACCGTGGCCATAACAGCATCAATGATGTGTTTTACAGCTTCCCATAATTGATGCATAGTTTTCCCTTCTGTCATCATGGCGGAGGTGTAATGTAAGGAACAGATGTGAACTGATCCGGGGGTTCAGGCCGTGTCCACGGCACAGAAGGATTGTCGTCTGGAACTCTAATTAGATCTTGTGGATGGCGCATTTCCCAATCAGCTTCACAAACCATGAGGTTGTCCCATCGTTTTTTTAGTTCATCTGATTTAAATTTAAATCCACATACATCACATAAAGCATTCCAGCATCCTGGTTTGTAGTGAGTTCTCATTATCCAAATATCCTAGAGGGAGTAGTAGGAGAAATTTCGTAAGGTTTCCAAGCATCTGGTAATTCTCCAGACACATTGACATGCCATCCACTAATTAATGCAGGAACGTCTTCCTGTGTATAGAGAATACCAATAATACTGATCGCTTGAACACCTTCGGGTAAGGGTGAGCCGGTTTCGCCGTACTGAATGAAATCAGCAGGAAGGCTCGCGCGGAAGGTGGCTTCGTCGGGGAAGCGAAGGTACAGGGTTGTGCTCATTGCGTCAGCACCTGGAGTTGCGCGTTGGGAAGGCGCTGGGAGTAGAAGCGGATGCGGCGAATGTGGCCGTTGAGGTAAGCCCCAGACCCCGCAGAATTGATGCCGATGTTCAGAGCGGTCAGACCCGTGGGCAAAGAGCCGCTTGCCTGCGTTGTCGGAGCAAGACCGTTCTCGGCGAACGCGAAATCGCCAGAGGCATACGCCAGCGCAACCTTGCGAACCGTATTGATCGCCAGCGAACCAGCGTTAGTCTGACTGAATTGGTTCACCGACGCGGCATCCACCTGCCCAAACACGCGATCGGAGGTGACGTTCTGGTAAATGAAGATGCGGTTCGCCCCAGAGCCGCCACCGTCTGTAATCGCAAGGACGTTCTGGTTCGTGCCCGATGTGTATTTGCCGATCAGGTCGAACTCGGCGTAGATCGTCCCCTGCGCCGCGTTGAACCACGGCGTGAAGTTCCCGCCAGTGATCGCTTCGCTGTCTGCTGTGCGGGTGACTTGAGCGGTAGTGGTGGGGATGTAGCTGGTGGCAAAGGAGCCTGCTTCTAGCTGGGCTCCCCAGACATACACACCGGATGTACCGTCACCAACCCAGATACTGTTGTTCCCGAGCTGGAACGAGGCGCTTGTCGTTGACGCACCAGAAGTGGCTGTCGAAGTGCAGCGATACCAACCGTTCCCCACCGCCTGAATGGCGTTCGCCCATCCCGCTCCGGAGGCCGTCACTGTTCCATTGGATGCGTCGAAGGTGTTCCGAATGAACGAGCCGGTGAGGTTCGACACGAGGCTGAGGGTGGATTGCTCGGCCTGCTTGATGTAGAACGTGAAGGTGTAGACCGTGCTCGCGACAACCGTAGGCGTCTGCGACGCGATACCGTTCGTGGCCGCGTTGGCCGGGACGATCTTGTCAGCCGATACCGTGCCATCCGGCCCGGTAGCCGCATTGGCGGTAACGCTCGAATTGGTCTTGACCCAGCTTGCGTTATCGAATTCCGCCGACCGCAGCAGCAGATTCGTTCTCTGCTCTTCCACCAGCAGCCCTCTAGCTGCAAGTGATACCGGGTCGTAATCGAACCTTGGAGCAGAGGCAGAAACAATGTTTCCGCTGGAGTTCACTCGCGTTCCACCGGAGCCGCCGGAAATTGTTAGACGATTATTAGGCGTTTCTGTGGAAATAAAATCTAGGTTTAAACTAGGCACACCCACATTTGCTGGATGTAGCCCTAAATTAGGTAGACCTAAATACATAATGTTTTCTCCTTTTTAGGTCCATGTAAGCCGGATAGCACCTTGAGCACCTTCAGTTCCGGATTCCCCAACACGGGCACCACCACCGCCACCATAATTTGAACCTCCTAATAAGTAATCCCCGCCATTTCCAGCGAGACCTCCATTTCCGGTTCCAGGTGTGGGGTATACTGAATCTCCTCCATTGCCGAGGGGACCGGCAGCTCCGCCACCTGTCTCAGTAATGCCATTTCCTTGAGAGCCATTACCCCCACTGAATACAACATCACCAACTCCGCTTGCGGAGGCTCCTCCATGCCAGAAAGTGCCATCTGTCCCCCCGCCCTTAGCGAGCATTAGTGTTGTTCCACCAGAAGTATTTGCTTTGACAAAACAATCACCACCGGCAATACTAGAATCAGGAAAACCAATGTCTGGCACATTGAGGAATAAAGCGGTGATTCCAGATAAGTCGGTTACAGTTTTTTTACTGTAAGCTCCGCCTCCTCCTCCATAATCACCAACGCCAGAATCACCTCCGGCTCCTCCACCATACCCCTCAATAACAACCCCTGTTTTTCCACTCGGTACAGCTACTGTAAAAGTGCCCGGAGTAAGATAATCAGTGCTGGAAGAAGAAGAGATGCGAGTTACATAGGTGAGTCCAAGATTAGGCAGACCTAAGTACATTTTAATACAAAGCGATAATTTGAGAAGCGTTTGTGCCTGTAGACAGCACCTGATCCACTTGAATCGGAAAGATTCCAACAGGAACGTTTTTAAACGTGATGGTGCTTCCTTCTGACATGCGAACCGCAAGGTCACCAGAAACACCAATATATAAAGAACGAGTAACAGGAATCACTGTAACATCACTCGTTGTAACACCCACCGCATTCCATGCAGCAACAGTGGCACTAGCAGAACGATTTGCAGCCATTTATATTCTCCAAAAAGAAAGGGGGCCTAATGGCCCCCTTTGTTTTGTCATCGAACGTAGGTGATGACGTAATTCCAAGGACCGCCAGTAGTAGAAGCTGTGCCAGTCTCGGCATAAACTGCTGTCACAGTGAGATCACCGTTAGCAGGAATAGGTTGAGCGTTAGGAAGATTGGTCATTTGGACCGCACCAGCCACAGCGCCATTAGTTTTTACATCATCACTAGCACTGGAAACCGTACCACCGTTATTTGCCACAGTAACAGTGACACTAGCGGAAGTAGCTGCATCCGAAGCAACACCTTTACAACGATCTACCCGTAGAATGGTAGCATCAGCCGGAAGGACGAGCTTGAGAACAGACGCAGTTTCAGTACGTGCAACTTGGAACACCTTAGCTGTAACATCCTTAGCGACGGGAACAGTGCTCGTGACGTTAGCTGTAGGTGTATTAATAACCGGAATACCCATAGGAATCTCCTTTAGTTAAAGGAAGGAGCCGAAGCCCCTCTCCTATTAAGCACCAGCCGAGCCGTAGATTGCGCGGGGATCAGTGATACCGAACGAATAACGAGCGGTAGCCTTGAACTTGGCGTTCTCAGTGTCCCAATCATTATCCATGTCGAATGCATCAGCACGACGCTCGAAATACTTCAGACCGTTCTTCACGTCCGTACGAATGAACCACGCATCCGTATCAGTCAAGAAGTGGTTCGTCACAACTTCAGGGATCAAGCCCATCGTCTTAATCGCATTAAGATCGTTGTTATCCGTACCAACACGACCATCCGTGCTCAGAATACGCTTCGCTTCAAACATCAGCTGACGCGGGATGATGAGGCACTTCGGACGAGCCGCAATCAACAGACCACGATCGTTCGTGAAACCAGCAATGTCAATACATGCTTGTTCCAGAGCCGCTTCCGAGAGGTCGGCCGCTGTACCGATGATGTTCGACCATGTACCACCAGCGATGTTCGGATGAGCCGAACTGAGCATTTCCTTACCATCACCATAGGTGTAGCTGGAGTTGAACGCACGGTTGTAAATATTCGCTGCAACGATTTCCTTCGTTTGACGCATCGAGAAGGCGAGGCCTTGGGCCTTGCGCTGACCAACCACATCATACTGGTCATCTTCCATCATTTCGCGCGTGATGACAAAACCCAGCGCATAAACAACGTGTTGATAACGAGTGATGAAGCCTTGCTTCTCGGAATCATAAGTAATCGAATCACCTTCCGGCTTGACAACAGCAAGACCGAAAGACGAGATACCAACATCCTCTTCAAAAGCACGCGAAGATTTGAAGGTGTCGAACAGCTTGGTGTATTCCACCGGATATTCGTCGTACTCCTTACCGTACCAAGCGTTTACGCCAGGCCAGAGGGCCTTGGCAAAAGAGCCACTATTAATAACAGACATACTTTACTCCTTAAACGCCAGCAAGACCAGCAGCACCATATTGATGTGTATTAACACGCACCAACAGTTCGGCAGGACGCGATGTGGAGGTCACATCATTATCCGGAGAGGCCGTCACGCCCACAATCTGCAAAGGCAGCGTAGACGTAGTGGCGACCGTGGAGCTGTCAACAGACATGCCAGAAGCATAGCTACCAGACGAACCCGCAGTACCGAGGTTAATCGCCACGTTTAAGCCAACAGAGGCAGCAGCAACAACACCACCAACTGCATCTTGCGGACCCGCAAACAGCGTGTCCGAAGCATCGGCCACCAACGCAATGCGCCGCGTAGACGCAGCACGGTAGTTGGGAGCATTCAGATTGGTAGGATCAATTTCAAAACCAACAATCACACCAACAATGGGGACTGCCGTACCCGAGCCAATACGCTCAACAGCGGGATAAACCCCACCATTGGGATCGACAAGAGCAGCGTCATCTCCAAGTTGCACAAAATCGCCAACGTTCGTTACTTGAGTGTCCGATGCGGAAATCATATAACGTTTCACTTGGCCGTTCCACAGGGAACCGTTCAAATGTTTGACAGGCCGGAAGCCTGCAAGAACAGATGCCATAGATTTTTCTCCAATATAAAAAATAAATCTGA